GTTGCCGCCGGTCGCGTTCTTGTAGAGTGCGCCGACGACCTTCGCGTCTGCCTTGTCCTTGCCGGTGCTCATCGCCTCGGCGAAGTCCTCGTGGGCGAGCTTCCAGTCTCCGACCGTCCTCAGGCCAACACCGAGGAATGCGGCGACTTCAGCGTCCGTCGCCCCGAGCAGGCAATAGTTCATCGCCAGTTCGGCGTACTCGGGCTTGTACTTCGACGGACGGGCCATGGCTTAGATGACCGCCTTGATGTGCACGTAGATCGCTTCGAGTTCGTCAACGGACACGCGCTCTGCGTTGCGCAGCTTCGCGAGCGCATTGGCGAACTTCGCTTCGAGCAGCATCAGGTGCGATTCGCGCGGGAGTTCACCAGAATCCTGCGCAGTGGCCAGCGAGCCAGATGCAGCAGCCGATTGCTCCGACGCCGACACCAACGATTGGGGCTCCGAAGATGAGGGTTGGGGCGATGCAGGCGCTTGCGATGATGTCTGCGACTCCCCCATATCGGCCGTGCCAGCCTCCACAACCGGCGCGGCGACAACCGGCGTTTCGTTGACCAGCACGTTGCCCGTGACAGGCGCTGCGCTCAGTGCTTCTGCTGCTTGTGCGATCGGATCGCTCATGGTGTGCTCCAGAGTTGAGGGTGCTTCGGCAGCCGGTCGGTAGAGTTCTGGCAAGCCAGCGGAGACCGACCTTCCACGAACCCCGAAGCTGCGCCGGTTATCGCACTCATGCGCTTGCGGAAGGCGGTTGATAGGAAAGAGCGGCAGATTTTGAATCTGCGCCGCCACGTAGGAGGTCAATCTTCGCTCTCACGACTGGCGACTGATACCGGTCTAGCCTCCCAAGCTATGGATACCGGTCTCTTGGGACTGGAGCACGAAGCTCATCAATCGCCATGCGTGAAAGCAAAAAGCCCCGCGCGGCGAACCGGGTGGGGCTTGGGAAATTTTGGAGGCAACTATCCCCCACGGGCGCTAATCTGCCATAACTTCAACGGGTTTACAAGAGCTACGTTCGAGCAATCCTGCTAAAACCATCTGCGGGCACAGAATCGCCTTGGCGCGCTCGTAGTCCTCGTCCTGGGTCTCGGCGTGCCGCGGGTTGACCCAGACCGATGCACCAGCGCCGAAGTTGCGCATTGCCGTGTTGATCGCCAGGCGGCTGCGCATGTCGAGCTTGAGGATCATCGGCTCAATCACCTTGCCGACCGACGCGCGCAGGTTCATTTCGACTTCGGCGTCGAGGTCGTCGTAATCCATCCATTGACGACTGATGCGGAAGTCGCGGCAGGCAGGGTCAGCGCCACCATGGCCGAGGTTCGGCGTGTAGCCTGCCTGCCACTCGTACCAGTCCAACAGCAGTTCGTCGATTCGATCCATGTCAATCCCCGTTGTTCGTGCCCGTAGCGCAGGGTCCAGCGGCCGAGTTCGCGTCGGCGTGGCGTGGTGCTCAGCCGAAGATACGGCGCCAGAACGACGTGCTTTGCTCGACCGGAATGGCGTACACAGGCGCGGGCTTCGGCTCAGGTGGCGGCTCAGGCGGCGGCGCTTCTTCGAACAACTTCGCATCGGGCCAGCAAACGGAACGATCCGTTGCTTGGCCTGCTCCGCGTGCGATGATGCAAGCCGTCTGGAGTGTCCCATCTACCACGCTGCGTTCCGCTAGGGGATGGGAGCACATCGGATGTGCGTAGTAAGGCGCGCCAGTCATCTGCGAGAGCGGATGAGTCGGAGATGCGTAGTGCTTGCAGTCCTTGCAGAGCTTCATGCTTCCTCCTGAATCCATTTGAACGTCGCTGCGCGGTGAGCCTGAACCTCATCCCACAACGCCTCGATCTGGTTTGCATCGAGCTTGGCTTTACCGCCGCGCGTGCCGCTCACTGACTGCGCTTCGGGTGTCTCGCAGTTCAGGCGCATCCGATCCGGGCGACCGTTCATGGGTTTGAATGTCGGCAGCGGCATCACAGCCCCTTCCCGCAGAGATAGGCCCACTTGGCCCAAGCCCATCCGAAATTTCGGTTGAATGGGTCCTCGTTGAATCCGCTGTAATCGCAGAAGTGCCCAAAATCCGCCTCAAACTTCGCCCACTGCTCGGGCGTCAGGCGAGCGCGGGCGATGGCGAGGGATTCGGTGGGGTTGCCGGCGCACATGGTCAGTCGCCGACGATCTGCCAGTCTTCGGCAAGCAGCGAGTCCATCCCCGGATTGAAGACGCACACGGTGTCGTCGGCACGCTTGATCGCCAGGTATGCCAGATACGGAATCATCGAGCCCTCTCCGAAGTGCGCCTTGGCTGCGCCCGTCTGGACCGGATATGAGGCCGCAGGCACGTGATAAACGAAGACACCAGACGGCCACGCTTTTCGTGTCACCCGATAGCCGTCTTTAGCTGCGCGCAGTGCTTCGCCTAAATCCATTTGATCGTTCATGCTGCTCTCCTGTGTGATTGCTGCTGTTCCCGCCAGGCTACGAAGGGCCGGCGCAAGAACTGATGAAACCGCGCCTCTGCGGCCTTGTCGGTCGCGAGCGCGCGGCGGGATGTGATCTGGCAGACGACGCGGATGAACTCCGCTGCTTCGTCGACCGTGAGCGGCTCGACCTCGGCGTGCGAGGCGGCCCATTCGCGGAACTGCGGGTCGCGCGGGAGCATGCCGGCGAGCTGGAGGATTGAGGCCATCATACGAACCCTGGGAAAAGGTCGTCACCCTTGAATTCGAGGACCAAGTTGCTGACCTCGAAGGTCTTAATCTCGCCGGGATGCATCATGTACATGCCTATGTTGGCTTTCCCCCACGCGTGCAAGGCAAAGGCCTCAAGAGGCGTCTCCGGGATGATGGAGAGAATGCCCCGCGCATTAATTTCGGCTTTCATACGAAGTGCCTCATGCCGTAACGCGCGATCAACGCAGCTTCAGCGCGGTTGTGATGCTTCACCAGTCGAATGTCATCGCATGGGTAAAGCTGCTTCGCCATCGCCAGGCACTGAGCCTTGTCTGCAGACAGCCCGTAGAACCGCTTCCACGCCTGCGGACGCACGAACACCACGTCGTATCCCTTGGCGGCCAGCACGCCCTCTATGAGCCCCTTGGTGTGCATCATCGATCCCATGGTCTGGATCGCACTGCCGCCGATTGCCTGCACATCCTCGATGACGACCAGCGCCGGCTCATCAGCTGCATGGTGAGCGCGCATCAGCGCAGCGAGCGCACGACCGTCGCACTGGCGTTTGACGAGTGCCTTAGGACCAGCATCGGCAATCGGCTTCGTCGGCAAGTCGAATACACAGCGCAAGCCGTTGTGATCGATGAAAGCGACGGCGCCAGTGAGGCCGGGGTCTATTCCGCAGATCAGCATGCTTGCTCCTTAGGGCGTGCAGAAACCTCGCGCGCGGGCGTAGTGGTGGTCATGCTGGCTCCCTGATGTCGTCCGTTACTTCGTCGTTGACAGGAACGCCGCTGATTGGGCGAAGCCATGCATCAATGAATGACCTTTCCAGAGAATCATCAAGCCTAACGCTGCCCTTATTGGCAGAACGCGCAAGCGGCTGGCTACCTCTCACCAACCATATCGGGCCAAGCCCATCGAGGGCTTCGCCGATCAAGCGAACGATCTCTACAATGCGCCCAATGTTTTCAGGCAGGATTGCCCGAACGATGATCGCCAGATCACCAGGTTTGCAGTTCATGGCGTCTCCCACAAAGGTTTGAACGCCGCTTTATGGGCGCGGATGATCTCGCTACGGATGGTTTCGTATTCGGCCTTAAGCTCGGGATCGGTGCAGTTTTCGACCACGCGGCGCCCAGCGCTCGACGTGATCGCGTCAGAAGCGCACCGGACGGCTTCAGAGGTCAGCGCCTTACCGCACGGCGCCTCGCCGCGCATCAAGAGCCTGTAGGCCCATTCCGCCGTGATCTCACGCGGCTGCATGAGAGGCGCCATGATTGCCCGCATCTTCGCCATCTGCTCGCCGACCACGTGCACGTCAGCCTTGGTCTGGTCCGTCAGCGCTTCAGCGCGCGGCATTTCGTGCAGGCGCATCTGCTTGCACAGGCCGTAGAACTCGGGCAGAGACGGTGGGAACTTGAGCGTCATGAGCGCGCCAACACCGGCTTTCAGTTCCGCGCTTGAGAGCTTGCGCAGGCCGATGCCCCACTCCTGCATCACGCCTTCGAGGTCCACATCGCGCCACTTGTCGAGGAACGTGTTGCCCCACATGCGGGTCATTTTTTCGAATAGCGTCGCGACCCAATGACGGGGCGCGGCGTCTTGCGGCCACAGGTCAGCCGAGGAGCTTGACGTGCCCATTGATCACCTCTGCGGGTTGGACTTCGGATTGAACGGAGGTCTTGCCGGTGAGAACTTCGTAGGCGCGTCGCCTGGATTCGCTCTTGGCATCAGCGGCCGTGACCTTGGGGGGAACGGTCATCGATACAAGCACGCGGTCTGCATACGCAACGATGTTTGATATCGGCTCGCTCGAATCCGCGTGGGCTTTTGCAATAGCAGCATCGATTTGCGATGCCTTGATGCCGGCATTGATCCATCGGGCGAAGACTTGCCAATAGCGCTTGCGATCGTTGACGTCGGTCGGATCAGCTTCAAATCCATGTTTGGCTCGCAGATGGCGAAGCCATTCGCTTTCGTTGCGCGGAGAGAAATCGTCGGTCAACTCACGCGTAGGTGAACCACCTATGACGACTTGCTCTAGGGGTTTAGTCTGGAGTCTGGAGTCTGGAGTCTGGCTAAGGTTTTTTTCGGTTATCGAAACAAAACCAGATGGGTTTTCGTTGGGTTCTTTTTCGGTTTCAGTTTGGGTTTGTTCTGGGTTTTGAGATTTCTTAGGGCGCCCGCCTTTTTTCCCGTTCTCCCGGTTTGCTTTCGCTTGTGCGGATGCTTCCTCGATCTCCCGTTCGCACCGGTCCTGAATCCAGATTCCATCGACCAGGCTAAAGAATTCATCAAGCACGACAGCGAGTGCTGCACCTTCGTCCTTGCTACGTGCACCAATCAGTCGAGCGACCTGAGCCTCAGGAAGACCAGCTTCACGCGTGTAGTAGACGTCGAGCAGTCGCGTGTAGACGCCGTGCTCAAGCAGCGACAGGTGCGCTGTGTCCTTCAGGTAGTCGCCGATGTGACGCTTGTAGAAGTTCATGTCACTTCTCCACCGCGCCCTTGGGGCAGTAGATGCGGAAGGTCAGCGTCAGCAGTTCCTGAATGTGCCGGTGCGCGGCGGCCGCGACCTGTTCAAGGTCGTGCTTCTCGCGGTCGTTGACGATGCCGTCTGCGATGGCC